TGGATTGTGATCAGAGATTCTCGAGGCATGCTTACTATCACCCACCCATCCATCACTTTTACGATCCCGATCCGGGAACCAATCATCTATCTGCTCCCTCAGCTGTACGCCAGCCTTGCATAACCAAGGTTTCAATTGACTGTTGCCATTACCATCATGGTTGCAGTACCGGATGAGACAATGCCATAAAGAGCTTCATTATCAGATAATTGTAATGATAATTTGTCGCCATTATCCATTCGGTATCCAGTAGATGTGGTTACATCTGAATTGCCAATATAAATAATGCCAGATGAAGAATGAAGATAAACCAATTGATCTGCTCTATTAGCCGTAACCAATAAAGTAGGTGAAGTAGTTACTGTCTTTTGAGATGTATTAGGCAAGTAATAACTCCGCTTCGGCTTCCGTAATTCCTAATTTCTTTAATAAAGCAGCCTTAGCAATTGCATTTGCTTCAACTTCGGATTTAGCAATTGCATTTGCTGCCTGATCTGCTTCATATTTAGCAAATTCTTCGTCATTCATTTCCCGATCAATAATTTCATTTGTTTGAGAATTGTGGATTCTTATTATTGGACGAATTGATGTTTTAGCCATATTAGTTTACTCCGTAAAGTAGGACTGTGCCTGTTGATAAATTGCCACCATCATTTGCAAAAACTAAAGATGTGATAGCAGTATTTGCAAAATAACCACCCGCTGCCCAAGCCTGTAATGCTCCGCTATTGTATAAGCCATAACTTGTCATAGGTTTATATGCAGAAGCACTAGCATAATTATCTATAGTAAATGTCCAAGCATTGTTGGCATCTGTTCTAGTAACAAGTCCTGTTGAGTTAGCCATTAGAAAAAAAACATTTGCAGTTACACCGGCAACCGCACTAGCTGTATATCTGACTTGAATATGCTCAGTAGTGCTTCCATTACATCTTAAAGCAAATGAACCATTGGCAGTTGCATTTGTTACACCATAAATAACGCCATAAAGTCGTTTGTAAGTTTGATCAATTGATGAAATTGTAGTTGTAGCACCTGACAAGGATGTAGTAGATAATAAGGTCATACCACCGCTAGCGGCTTGAACAAAATCAAAAAAGATAGATGCACTTGTAGAAGTAAAGTAAAGGTTTCCACCTTCCCATTGGGTTAATGCTAAAGATCCAGCTGTCGTAACTGTTGCAGTACCGGCAGTAATTGTGCAAGTACCAGCGCCAATGTTTTGGATTTGAACAGAATCACCAGCAGCAAACAAAGCAGTATTAACTGTGATGGTTGTAGATGATGCGCTATTCATTTGTATCACAGTTCCGGCATCGGCAGCTGTTAATACATAAGAAGCGGTTTTTATGTTAGGTGATCCACCACCCATAGCAGTCTGTTGTAAATCGGTCATTTGTGCAGCTGTTAGCACTTGACCTGTCGTGAATGTCTGTTTTGCCATTTTGCTCCTTAGTAGCTTAGTGTGTTAGTTCCTAGAACCCCATACAAGCTAGAATTCAATATGAATCCATCTATTATAGGCTCTAATGTCGTAAATGTCGCTTTCCATGAATTAGTAGTTATTTGGTGTTGAGCTCCAAAAACTTGAAGATTTTTAGTAATAGTTGAAGTTCCGGTACCGGTACCGGGCTGGGTAGTAGTAATGCTGACTGGATCAAAATAATCAAGGTCTAGAGCAGCTATTGTGCCAGCGGTATAGTTATTTGTGTATAAATCAAGGGTAATGGCATCACAACGGATTGTCGTTTCAGCCCTACTTGCTACATAAGCCAAAGCGTAATTTAAGGCTTCAGATGTAGTTTGCATTAAAAGGTTGCTTTGTGTGTATGAATGCACAAAATACTTAGCAATTGATGCAGAACTTATAGCTGTTTGAGCAGCTAACCCAGTAGCTGTAATGGCTGCTTGGTTGACTATTTGAGCATCATCAAGAAGCCACATAGCATTAAAATAGGAAATGTCTGTGCCGTTATCATTAAAATATATTGGTGTGTTGGCTGGGGTTGAGGCACAATAATTGCGATTTTTAAAAGTGGCTATTCCATTTGGATCAATATAAAAAGCACCATATTCAGTAATTTGAGCAGTTTGTATAGCGGTTAAAGCACTTCTTTGGGTTCCCGGATCTACTTGACATGTGGTTTGACCTGTTTGTATAGATCTTAATCCTGTTGGCCAACCAACTTGATCCAGTATTCTACTAATTCTTGTGCCGGTATCTTCTCCGGCTACCGCACCAGTTACCGTAGTAATCAAAGCATTTGAAAGTAATCTCATGCCATCAATAGCGGTAATTGTGGTATAAACCACATCTCCTACAAATTTAGGTGTAACTGTGTTATATCCAGTTATGTAACCTGAAAAAATTGGATAAGTTGTTCCAGCGTAAGTAGCACTAATTTGGACTTTACGCATTGGCGTTAAAAGGTTGTAATAAGGACTAGATGTATTTTGTGGATTAAAATCACCATTTTGATCAACAATTTTCATATTTAAAGTGCCTGCTTGGAATTGATCAGCAGAAGCATTACGACCTCTTTGAGTTGTAAGTGAATCTAATTGATTAGATACATCAACAATTACCGATCCAGCATTTGCTAAAATGTTTGTTCCTAAAATGCCCGATCCAAGTATAAGTGGATTACCAAACGATGCACCGGTAGAAAAATCAATTATGGCTTTAACTGATGGGATTGCCATTAAGGATTAAACCCATAACCGCCAGGGGCTAATGAGTAACCGCCTTTTTGTAAGTCAATGTATGTTTGTTGAATTACTTTTTGCAAGTTAGAAGGATCGACCAAGTTAGATGCATCGACATTAACTGTAATTGTTTGTCCAGAAGCTCGTTGAGCTGCTAATTGTTGTTGGAAGTAATCAACACCAGCAGCTGTATATCTAGCACTTGAAGCACTATTTTGAACTGAAAATCCCTGAGCCATTAAATTAGCTTGTGCCTGTTGAGCAGCAGCGTTAGGTGATACTCCAGTTAAAACATCTTTAGTTAAAAGAGGACTTATTTGATCATTGGCAATTGCTTGACCAAGAACAGATGTTGGGCTTGGTAAATAAAGTTTTATTTTTTTAGCTGCTTCGGCAACTTTATCCATGGCCTCTGTCAAGCCAGCCATTAAATCAATTAAATCTTTAATGTACTGTGGCCAATCTTCAAATGGATTTAAGGCTTTAGGAAGTGTTGCAATAGTTTTAGCTAGATCTGTGCTGTATAATTGAGATACTAATAATTGTTGACTAAGCAGGTTTGCTGCTGTGGCATTTTTGGTTAATAATGCTAATTGAAGATCAAGTCTTAATCTTTCTTGATCTGTGATTTTACCTTGCAATGCAGCATAAATTTGAGCCTGATCTACATCTAAAACTGTGCCGGATTTATCTAATACCTTTGCAGCATCAGCCAATTGTTTAGCAGAATCTACAGCTGATTTTTGTGCCGCTGTCTGTGCTTTTAACCTTTTTTGATAAGCATCGTTAATTTTGTTTTGTGCAATTCTTTGTTTGTCAGCAGATTCATAAGTCTTAGTATTGCTTTTCCATATTTCGTTTTGAATTGCTAAGCGTGTTTCATCAACACCAAGAAGGTAACTCCAACCTTTAATCGTTGCATTTAAAGTTGAATTAACAAAACCAAGTCCTAATTTATTTAGGAAATTACCGGTAGATAGTTGAGCTAATTTAATAAGAATTGCATCAATTGTATAACCAAAGTTTTCCATGGCAGTTGTTGCTCCACCAATACCACGGTTACCTGTAGCTTCTTCAAAAGCCATAACCAAGCCTTGACCTACGGTTACTTTCAAATTATCAAATGCTACATTAAGAATGTCTATTTTACCTGCATAAGTTTCCGCATATGCAGCAGCCTGACCACCTTGCAAAACTGCTAATTGTTTAGTAATTTTTTCCATGTCTTTAGTGCCAAGAATGGCAGTATCAAGACCGGCATTTAAATTTGCTAGACCTTTAGTTTGTCCTCGGTATCCAACACTCAAAGCATCAATTACTTCAGTTAGGTTTTTTCCTGTGCCTTTTGATACATCTATTGCTAAAGCAAGATCTTTTTGAGCCTGAGTTGCATCTCCAGTTGAAGAGTAAAGTTGAGTGAAAGCGTTGGTTAAATCATTATCTGCAACGCCTGTAGCAAGAGATAACCGTTTAATTCCTGCTATAGCATCTGGAAATGCCATCAAAGAACCGGTATTTTTAAGAGTTACATTTAATGCTTTAGCACTTGCCTCAGTTTCTGTAAAAGCCTTAACTGAATTTTGGCCAAATGCAACTATTTTATGAACTGCAAAAGCAGCAGCAAAAGTTTTACCAACTTTTTGTACGGTTTTATCAAATTGTGATAAATGTTTTTGGCCTTTAGTAAGAGCCTTGCCATCAAATTCGCTGACAACATTAACAAAGATGTTTTCCATTTTGGCCATTATGGTTTAGCCAATCTATTAAATTCCATGATTGCAGAATTGATTGAGTTGATTACGGCAGGAATAACCTTGCCATTCTGTTTAGCCCATGCTCGATAAATCAATCTTCCTTTGAATTTACCATCTCCTACTAGTTGTCCACCCATTGAGTTAATAAATCTTAATCCTGCTTGTGGGTTGTCTGAGTGAGAATAACTGCCGCCACCCTTACCTTTTGCGCCTACCCATGGTTGACCTGCTGGATTTTTACGACCAGCGGTTTCATAGATTGCGCCAGCAGCTGTTGTATTTACAATTCTGTATGAGGATCTAAATCCTTTATCGTTAGCTTTTGTGCGACCCCTACGATAAACAATACCTTTTTTAACAGTTCCGGCATCAAAACCTCTATCGGTATCAGCCCAAATACCAGTTTGATTTTGCCATTTAGATAAAACCTTGAATGGTACATAATCGCGAGCTTCATTACGGACAGGCAACATGACCGCACTTATGTTAGCGTTCATTCTCTGGTAAAGACCAGGCGTAAATTTACGCATGGCTTTTTGAGTATTAGCGAGGCCTTTTAGCTCGACCGGCATTTCTTATCGCCTCATTTCGATCTTTTAAGACTTGAATGATGTTATAAAACATATCCGAATCTAAGTCTGTTAAATACTGAGGGGCGATACCTGTTTCGACTGCCAAGGCGGCAATCGTGTAGGTCATCGAACCTCTATCTAAAAATTTGCTTCGTCATCCAATACTTCGACCTTAGATAGTGTTTCCACAAATGCAAGGCCAAAAGTTGGAACAGTTACATCGGCTCTCCGTAAGCATTCCCAAGCAAGCCAATAAATGTCTGACTGCCTTTCCTGCTCACGGAAAGTCTTATGTATTCCTGATTTAAAATGTAATTCAAAGGCCATCTCGATCGCTGGGGTTATCGAATGATCCGATACCTCTCCAGTAGCCCTTGTGATTCGAAGTTTAGCCATTTGTATTACTCCTTAGAATGATCCTGTTGTAGTTTGTACAACTGTTGAGTTACATGTGAAAGTTTGGCTGGAGTTTGAAATATCTCCAACTGCGCCATTCAATGGTGTCAAGTTGTTAACAAGAATGCTAACAGTATAAAGAGGATTTGTCGCTGAAACCGCTGTGCCTTTAACTGGCAATAATACAGCTGTAACAGTAGTTCCATAAGCAGCCTGAAGGGTTGCTTGTACGCTTGCTGCTGCAAAATCGTTTAAGAAGTTCAAAGTTAGGGTGCTTGCTTCCAAACCTTTTACCATCTTATGTGCGGTGTCTCCAAGCGCTGTGACTTCTAGCTCATCAAAGCTCTGTGTAAGTGTTACTGATGTAATGTGGTCAGATAGATCAACTGAGTTAATCTTTACGCCAACATTATTTTGTAGAAATATGGCCATTATTATTCCTTATCTTTAGTAGGTGCTTGTACTGCTGGCTTTGGATCTTTAATCTGACCGATCTTGATTAAAAACGCCAAATTCTCTGCTGTTGTATCTTCTGCCATGATTAACTCCAACTCGTTAGTATGTCGAAACTTAGATCGCAAGAAAGAAGGTCTCCCGATGCTAAGGATATTACAGATGGTGCTGAAAAGGCTGGAGCGTTGTACACCAAGCCTGATGCGCTTAATTTTTGATAAACAGCAATCATAAAATCCTCTAGATTTATTAGGTTGCCTTGGTTATCAAACATAGGTGCAAATAAAGTTATTTTGAAATGTGCAGTAGGGCTAATGGTTAAATTTGAATTATCGTTTGTTGTTAAGTAAGGATCATTAGGACTGATAACAATTGAATTAGCCAAAGGGGTTGCTGGTGGGTAAGCAAACACAGACCATACGCCTGGGTTATCTAGGGAGGTTGCAATTGTTGATCTAAGTGTAGTGATTGCTACTGTCATTAGCCGACCATTGATCTTGGGCCAGTATAAGGGGCTATAAGACCCTGTACACGGCTTATTAAACTACGACCCATCTTGTATGGACTTGGTTGGAAATCAACGGCAGATCCACCGGTAGCTGGAGTCTGCCGAGCCTGCCAGATGTCTACCGCTAGCATCATGGCCGCCTCACGA